TTTGAGACGGTACACTAGAAATAAAAAAATTGAAGGAAAAGCACTTATCCCCCTCCCTCCGACGGGCTTTGCGTCCGTTTTTTGTGCAAACCCAGATGCGATGAAAGCAATACTCCAGCCTAGGCCAGCCGTGGGGTTGCGCAGGGGAGCGGCAATTGCACAGTGTGCAAACTTATGCAGAAAAATGTCAGCGCCTTGCACTGCGAGCGACAGGGCTGTGCAGATGGGGGCAAACCTCGAATGCCCGGCCTGCTTGGGCGAAAAATTGGAAAACCGAGGAATGGGGTGTTTTTCCAAATCGACACCGGTCTCGAAGCTGCGCACCAGGGCATCGGCGGCCAGATCAGATCCAACCTCTACAACTCAAGCAGACCGGGAGCTGTAGCCGCATTCAGGGGCCTTTGGAGATTGCACACGATTGCACGCGCTGGTGACGATCTACAGGCTTTCATGCCTTGCAGTCAGGTTTTCGAAAAAGGGCGTTTTAAATGAGATCGAATCTCAGGTATGGGAGGGTGTTTTCAAAAAGAGCGATATTAGCTATACGACCCACGAACCTAGGCTGGAGGCCGCGGTTTTACTGGGCTGCGCGTATTACATCGAAAGGTAATATGAAGCGATATGAAAGGTAATATTTTCCTGAAACCCCCGGATTCATTGGGTTTTAGGAAATGAAAATATAGCTTTAGTAAAAGGTAATATTATCGCCTTTGTATCGCTTCAATATTACCTTTGCCCGGAAACGCTGAAAGCCACGGCCTGCAAGGGCTGCAGCCATTTTTGCCGAGCCGTATTACTAATATTACCTTTTTTCTGACCCCCCTCAGATTTTGAGCGGGGCACCCTGTACCGAGCGGTTGGCCAGGGTCTCGCGCTACTGCTCATGAGCGTCTGTAGCTGCGGTTGGAGCTCGACGTGGAGCGCGTAAGACAGGCCCGATCGGTGGCCTTGTTACGTGGCTTATTACGTCTGGGGGAAAAAACAAGGGCCTGCATCGCTGCAAGCCCTTGATTTATATGGTGCCGGCACCAGGAGTCGAACCCGGGACCTACTGATTACAAGTCAATTGCTTTAATCACTAAAATCAAAGGCTTAAGAGATTTTTTTGTACGTATTACCTACGATGGTGAGCGCCTAAATTGCGCGCTCGCTCAGGTAATGTACGTACGTGTCGACGCTTCTGTGAAAGCCCCTCATACTGCGAAAAAATGTGGAGCTTGAGCATGCAGGGAAAGACCGAAGCGGATGTCCTACAGTTTGTCAGCGAACATTTCGGCAATGGGACCAAGACGAAGCTTGTCAACATTGGTCGGGGCGGAGACAACAATAAGAAAGGCGCTGATTTTGAAAATTTTTATGCGGCAGCGAAGATATGCATGCTCGCTGCTGATGCCGGTGCCGCCAGCAATGACTTCCAAGTCAGTTGCCAAGAAGTTGCTTTCGTCGATGATGTCTGCGTGCGCGATCTCGCAAAATCTATAAAAATCAATTATCAAGCGAAGAACTCTAGCGGCGCACCTGCTGATTGGGATGAAGACATGCGGGTCAGGTTTGAGATGCAGCAGCTTATCGATCTTCAGCTTCACGGAGCCTTGCAGGCGAACCAGATATTGCTTGTCAGTGATGCAGGCAAGGCGGCGGCAAATGATGGGAAAATCCCCGACCCTATGAGGGGCTATTGCCAGTCGGAACACTTCCCCCATTGCTCCTCGTCCACCAAGCTGGTTCTGGCTTATCAGCCTTTGCGGCAGGCCCTATCGGTGCTATGTGGCACAAACAACGCTGGTACTATTGACACTGCGTTTAGAGTAGTGTTAGGTGAGTGGTGCGCGGATAATACAGACGGGCGAGTAGTAGGAAATGTCATGGCTAGGGCCAAAGCCGTTTCGAAACCTGACTTTTTCCCTGGTGTGCCGTCCGAAAGTGATGTCGTCCTTGCTGGCGTGCGCGAGGGTGAAGAGCGTCAGGAGATATCAGTGCCTCGGTGGCTGGCTCAGATTCTTGAAGCTTTCCACTTTAGCCCTGCTGCTGTAGAATCTGGCGCTTTTATAATCGAGCGCAATGGAATGTTCGCCCGGGTGGGTGTGAACGTTGATGAGCCGGACCTATCCAGCCTTCAGGCACTCCAATCCCCCGGTGACGTTTTTGATTTTCTGATGTCATTAGCTGCACAGCAATTAGTCGAATCTTTATCCACAGGGGATAGCCATCAATGAGCATTGTTAATAGGGAATACAGTGCCTTTGCCAGAGCCAACAAGCCAGCTCTGGCTGCTTTGCAGGCTCTGCTGGAATCGACCGACGATCCCTCTCGTTACTCAGATACCATGCTCGATTTGGGCAGGATTTTGGGGGCGCAGCTGTCGTCGGTCATCCCTGTCTCAGAAAAGTGTCTTGTTGCATCGACTGCTGAGGATGCTGATTTTCTGACTCGAGGCATTTACGATTGCCTCAAGATCAAGCATCTGACAAAGGCTGCCGTCTTCTGGAATAACCACTATAGCGTTGCTGGGGGTAGCATTGCGCCAGTTGTGCATAAGTTTTTAGAACCTGGCTATCAAGCTGCCAACGTACTAGTTATTGCAAAGGCAGTCATTTCTGGAAGTTGCGTGGTCCGCACCAATATTTTGGAGCTGATCGAAGATCTAAGCGTTAGTAGTATCTATATCGTTGCGCCTGTAATGCATTCGAAGTCGGAGCAAAATCTTCGTGATGAATTCCCCGAGGAAATTGCAGATAAGTTTGTATTTATATATCTGGCAGTAGACAGCGAAAAAACATTTAGCGGAGAGGTTGTTCCTGGTATCGGTGGGCAGATCTATGGCCTGCTTGGTATGAAGGATCAACCGGCGCGTGTAAGCTACATGCCTCAGTTAGTGAAACAACTGGCCGCTTTATAAGTAAAGGCCCTGATCTCAGGGCTTTTTTATTCTCCCGACGGGTTAACTACTGGCAAGCTAAGATCGTAGACATCCATCATTGATTCGTCTTTATGTCCGGACGCTTGCTGTTTTTCAGCCCGATTTCCGACAGTATCAGTGATGCCCTTCCTTTTAAAATCATGCAAACCAAACCTTTGCTCTTCAGTAAGCAAGCATTTCTCTATGGCCTGGGTGATCAGTCGCTGAAACGCAGTGTCGAGTCCTGACTTCGACAGCTGGCATCCTGTTGCGGAAACGATTAGAAAGCGCTGCTCTGCCCGAAACGGCACTGGCTTCTTCAGTCTGTGCCAGGTGTCGGATCGGACTGTCTTTGCCGCGTCCCAGGCTGCACGTAACCGTGGCGTCCACCGTACGATGTTATCGCGGCTGCCCTTGCGACGGTTTGTGAGTACTCCCTCTTCGAGCTCGTTCTCGTCAGTTAGCGTGATGGTCTCAATTGCGCGCAATCGGCAGAGATAGCCTATTTCCATCACGTACCACAGGTATGGCGAACATGCTCCTTTCTCGCCGCGCTTCAGCTGGCCTTGTTGCTGAGCAAATCTGATCAGGCTCGTCATGATGGTCGAGTCTGGCAACCTTCGCTGCTTGCGCTCTTTCGGCGCTTCAATACCTCGGGCTGGATTTTCCGTAACGAATCCCCGGTTGCGACCCCACTGTAGTACGCGTCGTAAATATCGCAGTCCATGTGCTGCTTTTGACGGTGTTCCTTCCTCCGCTATTTTGTCGATAACCCGCTGAATTAAGGCGGGTGTGAATTTCCTCACCGCGAGTTCGCCAAGCGGCTTATCTAGCTTTGTAGGGAAGGATAGCAGTACATTTCGTGAGTAGCAGTAGTCGTCCTGGGTCTTTTTGGCGAGATCGTTGTACTGCTGGCTTTTGTGAAACTCATTGCAAAGGTAATGAAGACTGTCGCGGTCGACACCGTTACGTTCCTCTATCAGGCGGTGCAGCTCCGAAAGTGTGACATTGGATGCGCACAAATTAGTTCGCCGACGTCGGCCAGCCTCGTTGAAATACAATGTGTACCAGCAACCAGAGCCCCGGTGATCGAAATAAACATTTCGAGGAAGTGAGCTCTGATCGATGTGGCCGGGTATGTTGGGGTTATCTCTGCGCTTTCTTCCCCGCTTCATATGATATCCACACCATATTTTTCTTGATTAGCTGGTTTCAGTCCGCCTGCTTGGTTCACAAGGTCGACAGTCGTCCAAGGCCCTTTTCGGCCAAAGAAGATCCTGATTCCTTCACTGCGCAGAGCTCTTTCTACATCTGCTCTTCTCGTGTACCCAGTAATCCGCTGCAGTTCTTCAAATGCGATAACGTTAGCTGCACTCATGGCAGTACCTCAGGCGAATGCAAAGAACCGTCGCCGGATCGGTGGCGAGAGGACGACGACGGGCTAGTTGGTGGAGTCACTGGAAGGCAGTGATCACCTTTGAATCAGGCCGCTTTCAACTTTGCCTGTGCGTCGAGATAGGCCGCTAAGTCGTGCAGGTACACCACTGGTTGGCCCTTATTCGATCCGCCCAGCCGAGTCACCTTAAGTTCGATACGGCCCGCGTTGATCTTGCGAAGCAGGTAGCGGTCACTCGATATGTGCGAGAAATACCGTTCCCGCACAGTGCTTAGCGTGGGGCAGGGCGTGGCGAACTCTTCCCGGAGCTGACTTAACGTCTGACTCACGCAGCGTCCTCCCCGTGCCCCTCCTTTTGGGGCACCAACTGAAGGCGAATCAGCTCCGCGAGACCCTCTTTTGATTTGCCGGTTGCAGTCGCGCACAGTCGTCCCTTCGCGTCCGCCACGACTGCGCCGTATGGGCGCTCTGGGCAGCGTGTTGGGGTGACATACGCAACCTGGCCTTCACGCAGCACGGCGTCCACCATCCGAAAAACTTCCGCCAATTCGGTAGTTACAGGGGGCAAACCGTCCAGCATGCTGAGTGCCTCTGACGTCGCTCCGATCAATGTTGAGCGACTGACGATGGTCGGGTGGTTCAGGTGCAAAGGAACCAGTTTCAGCGCGCATACGGCGTGAGTAATTGCGTTCAGAGTCATGCTGCGGCGTCCTTGTTCGTGGTGGTGATGCCAAGCTGGTCTGAAAGCCAGGCAACACCCGCCTCCTTGACCATCACCACTGCATAGTGGCTGTAGGCGTGAATGTTCTTGTTCCAGCGGCTGCGCGAGTCTTCGTACAGGTAGCCTTGGTCGCGGTGCTTGGGTGCAAGCTCGCCTGCCTGAGTCAGCACGCCGATTTCGCGCAACTTCGCTCGAAAGGCCCGTGGCTTCATCCCAAGAATCGTTGCTGTAGCGTCTAGCGTTCTGTTCATGAGGAATGCCTCAGGCCACAGCCAGCAAACCGCGTGAGCGGATGGCGCGATACAGCTCGTCCAGTGCCCCATACAGTTCTCGAAGACTGCTGTCGTTGGTAAGGACCAAGTCGTCCGGATGGACTGACACACCCGCTTCGCTGATGTGAGGGTTCACTTCCGCTGCGTCGGGTCGGTACAAATGAATGACGGTCCCGCCGCGTTTTCGGATGAAGTCGGCCTCGTTTTCGAAGCGGACATCGCTTACGACAAAGCCCGGCACGCCATCGAACACCGCACTGAGGCAGTCAAGGTTCTGTTCGGCGAGGTCGATCCAGAGGTTGGCGCTGATCATGTGACGGCCCCACTCGGTGCCAAGCAGTTGCATCAACTGGCGAGGTGAGCGACCCAGCCAGTCAATGGGCTGTTCCTTTTTCTCGCCTTCGAGATCCTCGGGACTGAGGTTGAATATGGCCATGATGCCGTCGCGCAAAGGGTCGGCGAATGCGTAGCACTCAAACCCGTGCTCGTGGGCCAGGTGCTGGGCGGCGGTTGTTTTGCCGGAGCGGGCAGAGCCGGTGAGGCCGATCAGGATTTGCTTCATGCCGCGTCACCTCCCCATGGCCCGAAATCATCGACTGCTTTTGCTGGAGCGGCTTTCGCGGCGCTGCTTTTTGGCTGGATGATTAGGAGAAGGCCGGTTTGGCGCTGAATGGTGGCGATGGATTCGCGGTTGGAGGCCGCTGTCGGGTGGAGATACACCGGGCAGCGGGTGTTGTGCTGTGTCGTTTGCATGGCTCGTACTCTGTGGTGAGAGGGGGTACGAACGGAATTTACAAGGAAATACGTAAAATATGCAACGTGTTATTTTGTTAATCGGCATTTGCCCACAAAAAAAGCCGCTCGATGCGGCTTTTTCATACTATAATTTTTTCAGCGAAGGACCGAGTACCAGAACACTCGCCCGATAATGCATAGATTTTGGGCTTCTAATTCTGGCAAGGAATATTCCTCATCAGGGTGTTCATCCCTGTTGAAGCTTCGCAACCTCAATCCTCCACTGGGAAGCCGGTACACAAGCTTCACACGCAGCTGACCATTGTGCTCTATAGCGTATATATCCCCATCCTTGATGAGCGTTTTGCCTCGGTCGACGCCCACGGTGCTTCCGTGAGGTAACACCGGTTCCATGCTGTTGCCGTACACCGAGACGCAAACAGCATTCTCTACCTGCACACCCTGCCGCCTTAGCGTCCGCTTGCCGAAGCGCAGCTTAGCTGTGGCGTGTTCTTGAATTGTCACGCGCCCGGATCCAGCTGACAGTTCCACTTCTTTAAGCAACGGAACCTCTACTTCGTCATCGCCTAGGGGAGTCTTGTCGTCCCATTCTTCAAGCGGTCCCAGCATCTCAGCGTTGGATTCAACGTTTGAAGCAGGTTTGGTCGGCTCTTCCACATTGAGTGTTGGAGGTAGTGATGGATCTAGGCCCAGTTCCAATTGCAGAAGCTCAGCAAGTATTCCCATTGCTTGAGCTATATAGGACTTGTGTTTAGCTGCTCTCGTTTTTCCGCTTTCGAACGCTGCATAGGTCTGCTGGGTCAGAACCTCCCCTTCGGGCAGCGACTTTGAGACTCTGTCTGCCAGTTCTGCCTGCGTCCAATTCAGTTGAAGGCGTCTTGCTCTGAAAAGCACAGCTACCGGTGTCGGAGCGGGTTTGCTTCGAGTGCCAGCTTCATCGTGAGGAGTATTTTTCTTCATGGGATGAGACTACAAATAAATTTGTTGCGCATCAAACGCATAAATACGTTGATTGCTAACAAAAAAAGACGTAGATTGCGGCCGTAAACACTGAGTGAGGTTGGTATGACAGTGCCAGAATCCATGCGCGAAGCCTTTGACGAGGTTGTTGCGAGGTCGGGGGGGCAATCCGCTTTTGCGAGGTTGATATCCAGCGAATCAAAACAGGTTTCGCAGCAACTCGTATCGTATTGGTTAAAAAAGGGCGAGCTGCCAGCTGAATTTGTGTTGCGTGTTGAAAAGCTGACTGGTTGTTCGCGCTTCCGGCTTCGCCCTGATGTCTTTTGCGAGCCGGATGACTTGAAGTCAGCTGCTTGAAGGCTGCAGGGCCGGGGACCTCTCACCACAAGATTCCCCCGCCCCAGCAACGGCAGTGCAAAACACTGCCAACTCCGCCGACCAGGTCCTCTCACCACAAGAATCGCCTGGTTGGCTAGAACGATGAACCGTGCCGCACAGCACGTTTAGCACAGCACATCGGTCGTGGTCGTAGGATAGGGCGTGCCCCTGCCTGTGGCTACACCGTAAACGGGGATTTTACGGTTATGAGTCGCATGGATCTTTTGCCTGACGCTGGTCAGGTACTTTCGTTGCGTCAGGCGCTTTACCGCGCCGGACGCGACTACAAGGGCGGGGTGACTGCCCTTGCCCACGACATGGTGTTGGACAACGACACCCTCCAGAAAAAGCTCAAGCTTGATGAGGAGCGGCGCTGGCTCAATCCTGACGAACTGGAAGACATCGTCCGATTGACTTGCAGCCCGCTTTTGCTTGATGCCTTGATGCGTCCCGCAGGGGCTGTTTGGTATCAGCCCGAGCCCGTCTCAGCTACGCAGGACGCGCTCAAGTCGGTTGGCAAGCTGCTGACCGAAACGGGCGAGTTCGTGTCCGGTATGCATAACGGTGCTGCCGACGGTGTATGGGAGTTGCACGAAGTTGCTCTGCTGGAAAAGCAGGGCAACGACATCATTCGTGCGGTGCTGGGCATTATGGCCGGCGCTCGTCTGGCGATGGAGGATCGTACCCATGGCTGACGATATCGACCGCGCTACGGAACAGGCTCAGTATCTGTTGGACGTCGCTTTGTTTAAGCATCGCCGAATCCCGACCAGTTTGGTCAGCTCACAGTTCTGTGAAGACTGCGACGATCCGATCCCGGAGCCACGCCGTGCTGCCATTGTTGGCTGTGAGACGTGTATTCACTGTCAGTCGCTGCGGGAGCAGCGTAGATGAGTGATCGTCCAATCCCGCTTTCTGCTTGGGCACGTCATTACTGTGAGACATTCAATTTTGCGTTAGTACCAATTCAACCAGCCGAAAAAGGCCCGAAGGGAAGGGGATGGAATCAGCCCGGCAAGTACATCGTTGACCCGGCCCAGGCCGAGGCGTTCTGGACGAAAAATCCCAACCATAACCTAGGCGTTGTGCTGGGGCCGAGTCGGGTGTGTTCGTTGGACGTCGACGATGTCCAGTGGACGCGGTTCGTCCTGTACGAACTGTTGGGCGTTGATCTGGATGCGCTTGCACTGGCTTTCCCGACTGTCGTTGGTAACCCTCTGCGGTTCCGGGTTCTGTTTCAGGTCCCGGAAGGGCTAGAACTGACGCGGCATTCTCTGTCTTGGCCCAATGAAAACGACCCGGACGGGTCAAAGCACAAGTCAATCATGCTGAAGGCAAACGCCGCTCGGGAGGCAGGCGATACGGCCAGAGAGGCTCTTTATCGAGCAGATGCCGAGAACTACAAGCGGTTCACGGTGTTTGAACTACGTGCAGGCCTTGTGCAGGATGTGCTTCCGCCATCGATACACCCTGGCACCGGCAAGCCGTACACCTGGCGCACGCCGCCTGACGCATCCGGGCTTCCGATTCTGATCAGCGATTTGTTGAATGTCTGGAATAACTGGGACGTCTTCAAACGTGGCGCGGAAGCTGCGTGCCCGTGGTTACCGAAAGACGCCAAGCCAGCTGGCAAACAAAAACCGAAACCGAAGCCAGCCCCTGCAGGCGGGAAGCGGCCGTCTGTCATTGACGAATTCAACAACTGCCACGACGTCGAAGAGATGTTGCGCAGCCACGGCTATACCAAGCGCGGGAGCAAATGGCTTTACCCGCAGAGTAGTACCGGACTCCCTGGGATCACCGTGGCGGAAGGCAAGGTGTATTCACATCATGCAGCTGATCCTCTGGCCAACGGTCACCAAAACGATGCGTTCGAAGTGTTCTGTCTACTGGAGCATGGCGGTGATCAGTCCAAGGCGGTGAAGGAAGCGGCGCGGATGCTCGGCATGCAATCGACCCGACCCAGCGCAAGCGATCTTCCCCCGGCCCCAACTGAGGGTAGCGACAAGCCAGATGCAGCAGCACCGGACGCGTCAAGCGAGGCGGATCCTGCACCTGACGGGGGAGCGGGGGAGGAGCTTACTATCGAGCAGGTGCTGCGGCGTTTTGCGTTGGTAGAAGGCACCACACATGTTTGGGACTTCGATAAATCTAGGGCGATGAAGAAGTCAGCCTTTGAGGCGCGTGTGGGCAAGCCCATTGCCAAGCTTTGGCTCGATGCCACGGACAAGAAGCTGATCGCTGACGATCAGGTGAAGGACATTGAGCAGGCCCGGAAAATGGCGGGCAAGAAGGGCGGTGCTCTCGGCATGCGACCCACGGAACGTTACGTCTATATCGACGGCACCAAAGACGTTTGGGATCGGGAGAAGAAACGCCGGATCGCTGAGGGGGCCGTAAAGATGGCCTTGGGCGACACCTATGCGCTCTGGTTGAACAGCAGCGAGCGGCGAGTCGTGGACGTCGAACACATTGTCTTCGACCCGACCATGACGAAAGACCCAAGTATTTACATCAACACCTTTGACGGCCTGCCATTGGAGCCGGTTAATGACGACGCGGCGTGCGCAAACCTGCGCTGGCTGATCTCATTTCTCTGCAACCATGATGAGGCTGCTGCACTGTGGCTGACTCGATGGCTTGCATATCCGTTGCAACACCTCGGGGCCAAGATGGACACGGCGGTGCTGATGCACTCCACCATGGAAGGCTCGGGCAAAAGCCTGTTGTTCGCCGACACGTTCGGCGCGCTTTACGGCCAGTATGCCGCTACCGTTGGGCAGACCCAGCTGGAGAGCAACTTCAACGCCTGGCAAAGCAGGAAGATGTGGGCTGTGTTCGAAGAGGTGGTCAGCCGCGATCAGCGTTACAACCAGGTCGGCAAGATCAAGCACTTGGTCACCGGCAAGACCGTGCGCATGGAGTCGAAGTTCATCAACGGCTGGGAGGAGGCCAACCACATGAATGCGGTGTTCCTCAGCAACGAGATCCTGCCGTGGCCGATCAGCGACAGTGACCGGCGAATGTTGGTCATGTGGCCGATGGAAACCTTGCCGGTCGCCCGACAGAAAGCCATCGGCCGCGAGCTGGCGAATGGCGGTGTCGCCGCGCTTTACGGCTGGCTGCTGCGTGTGGATCTGGGGGACTTCAATGAACGCACCCGCCCGCCCAGCACTGCGTCACGCGAGCGGTTGGTTGCGCTCAGTCGGGCCGGGTGGCAAACGTTTCTGCACCTCTGGCGCTATGGCGAGTTGGGGCGTGGCCTTTGGGGGGCGTGCCTCTCGACTGATCTGTATGCATTGTTCATCGAGTGGTGTCAGCGCAACAAAGAGCATGTGATGAGTCAGACGAAGTTCTCGCTGTTCATCAGCTCGGAGGTGGAGAAGACCCGGTCAATACCCTGGACCGAGCGCAATGACAGGCGCTTCGGCGCTTTCTTTGTGCCCGATGATCCTGAGGCTTCCCTGCCCCCATCAATGAGAGCGCCGGACTTGGGCAAGGCTGTCGAGCAGTGGCGTTCAAAAGCACGGCTTGCAGGCTGGAACGTCGATGCCTGGGATCATGTGAAGGCATCCGCAGCATGAGTACATCCAAAAGTGTGTCGGGTGTGTTGGGTATGTTTTGGGTTGGTTTTGGCAACCCGACACAGATCAAGCGCCCATTTTTCACGGGGTGCAGACGTGTGTGTTGGGTGTGTTGGGTTTGGCGTCGCGCGCGCATGCGTGACATTATTTTCAACAGGAAGAGCACCGATGTTTTTTTCTCATGCGAGGGCTAATAAACCCGACCAACCCAACACACCCAGCACAATCTTTATTAATTCATTGTTTTTAAAGAGTTTTAAGTGTGTTGGGTTTGTGTTGGGTAGGCCATCTTATGTGTCGGGTTCATTTTTTGAGGGAAAAGGTCTGTGATCAAGGAAATTGAAGCGTTAATGGTGCATTGGGGAGAGCAGGTGCGAGAGCGCGGCCATGGTGGTGGGTTAGGCAGTCAGATGGGGGCGATCATCGAATGGGGCGGTGCGCCGCCGCGTGGCACGCCGGGTTCCCGGATATTGGGTAACGCCGGATGCGGCATTGATCACATCGCCAGTGAGGTCGGTGCCGCTGTGGCTGAACTGGAGCGTTCCGGGCAAGCACCATTAGCACGCCTGGCACGAGACCGGTACTGCACGCAGACCACCGTTCGAGAGCAGATGCGCAGTGCCGGTATCGCGGAAGGTGCTGATCGTACTTATCGCAATTGGGTGGCTCGGCTTCACCGGCAGGTTTTGGTGATTCTTAAAGCACGTACGCGCGCACATCGTGGGCTGCCGCCAGATCGACAATCCAGCGTTCAACTGCCGAGGTCGGTTAGGGAATCCGACTCGCTGCGCCCTCTAGGACAGCATGACCGTTCGTCCGGGTAGTTTGTCGCATTGTGGTCGCATTTGTGTTCTATCGCGGTCACATTTGGCCCAACCGTTAACAGGCCCTTTTCGGTTTTTCCGAACGCAGGTACAAGGTGGGCACGATCTGCGATTTGCGCCTGAATCGCCTACAAAGCACCTGCTGTGCATGCTTCAACCCAGCCATCCCCAGGCTGTCACTCACCCCGCTTCGGCGGGGTTTTTATTTTTAGCTCACCCCAAGGGTGGTAACCGGATGCGCACCATGCCCGACAAACCAGATACGTGGGCCAGGATCGTGGCGGCCATTTCAAATCCACTGTGGCAGGGCATGATCATGGCCATCGTCGTCTCTCTACTGCGCATCCTGTACGACGCCAAAGAAACCAGTAAGCGCCGGATCTTGTTCGAAGCGCTGATCTGCGGTTCGTTGAGTCTGGTCGCGTCGAGTCTGATCGAGTGGATGACCTGGCCGCCCAGCCTGTCGGTGGCCGCTGGCGGGACCATCGGCTTTCTCGGCGTCACGGCCATTCGGGAGCTGGTCACCCGCTTCATCGGCCGCAAGGTGGATTCCGTATGAAAGCCATCGCTGCCGCAATCATCATTGCGCTGGTAGGTGTGCTGCTCGTCGGCATTCAGCAGTACCGGGTCGTCGCATTGCGCGGCGAAGTGGAAGTGGAAGCCACGGCCAAGAAGCAAGCGCTCGATGCTAATCGTGAAAGCGAGGCCACCATTACCACGCTTCGGGCTGAGGCCCTACGTAACTCCGCCTATCTGAAGGATCTGAATCAACGGATCAAGGTCAGCGAAAACAAAGCCAAACAGGCGAGGAAAGAGTTTGAAGACCTCAAGCGCAACAGCAAGCCCGTTCGTGATTGGGCTTCTCAGCCTTTGCCTGACGGCCTGCGCGGCAAAGCCGGTGGTGGTAACAAAGACGTCAGCGGTTCGAATCGAATCCCCTGAGCTGATTCCTTGCGAGCGCATCGACGCTGATGAGGTTGACCTTCGTTCGAACGGTGATGTGTGGGAGTTGAAGGATCAGGCCATCAAGCTGCTCGACACCTGCGCCGATCAGGTGGACGCGCAGATCCTGCGCCGCCAGAGCAAGTAGTCGAGCCCACTGGGCTTCATGCCCCATCGTGGGGCACACCAACCCCCTGTTTTTTGGGTCCTCCCTGAGGGGGGCTCCCTACACGGGTACGTGGACTCGCGGTTCTTGTGCAGCTGAGTTTTTTGCAGGGATGTCCGTCTTTCTAAAGGGTTCTGTATGGGCAGGAAAGTCAGCAAGGCCGACTTGAGTGAGATCGTTGGCCGGGATGAACGCACCCTGACCCGTTGGCAAAACGACGGCATGCCGGTGGTTGAGTTTGGTCTGGGTCGTGGCAACGAAAACCAGTACGACACCGAAGCGGTGGTCCAGTGGTTGATGCAGCAGGCTTCGCTCAACGGCAAGAAGGAATCGTCTCGCGACAGGCTTGACCGGGTCCGGGCCAACCGTGAGGAACTGGCGCTGGCCAAGGAACTTGGGGAGGTGGTGATCGCCTCCGACATGATCCAGCGTTTCGAGGCCATGATCATGTCGGCCAAGGTCGAACTGCTTAATACATTTCCAGATGTGCTCGCCGCTGAGCTGTCAGCCCGGTATGGCATTGAGGTGGACGATCTACTGATTCGCGAGCCCATCGAGGCCATCCTGAGAAGGCTTTCCGACTATGACAATGATGCTGACTCAGTTGGAGATTCTGACGAATCGCCATACCCGGAGGGCCTTGAGGAAGACGGCGAGTGAGTCGCTACACAAGGCCTGTTTGAAGTGGGCTCCACCTCCACGGATGAGCATCATCGAGTGGGCAGACAAGTATCGCTGGTTGTCTGCGGAGGAGGCGGCTCGGCCGGGTAAGTACCGGTTCGATGTGACCCCGCATCTGGTCTGGCCGGGTGGCCCGCTTGAGGCGCTGGACGACCCGAACGTTACTGAAATCGTAGGGCGCAAGTCTGCGCAGGTGGCCTGGACATCGGGCGTGCTTGGTAACGCCTTGGGCAAGTGGATCGACATTGACCCGTCTCCGATACTGGTGCTGTTCCCCAAAGCTGAAGCGGCCAAGCAGTACGTGGGCGAGAAGCTTGAGCCCATGATTGAGGCGACGCCCCGGCTTCGCAAGAAGGTCGATCTACGCAGTCGCAAGCTGCAACAGCGTCAAGACTTCAAGCGTTTTCCGGGCGGCTTTCTAAAAATGGTGGGCTCCAACAGTCCTGCGAGCGTGAAGTCCACGCCGGTACCGAGAGTCGCTGTCGAGGAGCCTGACGACTGCAACCTCAACCTGCGGGGGCAGGGGGACAGCATCAAGCTGGCCAAGGAACGTTTGAAGACGTTTCGCCGCTCGAAAATCATCATCGGCGGCACCCCGACCATCAAGGGCCTGTCGGCCATTGATGCGGAACTGGAGATCTCGGACAAGCGCGAAGGGCTCGTGCCTTGCCACGAATGCGGACAGTCGCATGCGTTGAGCTTCGACAATCTGTTCTGCGCCGACGACCCGGATTATCACCACGAGGTGTATGGCAAGAAACGGCCCGAGCATGCGTATTACGCTTGTCCGCACTGCGGCTGTTCGTGGGATGACAACCAGAAAAACGCAAACCTCAAGCACGGCCGTTGGGTCGCGACGGCAGAGTTTAGAGGCATCGCCGGTTACATTCTCAACGAGCTATACGCCACCTTCTGGGGATCGCGCTTCCAGGCGCTGATGGAGAAAAAGCTTCAGGCCGAGCACGCCGCGTCCCACGGCAACATCGGGCCGATGATCGCCTTCGTCAACAGCTCCAAGGGGGAGAGTTACGAATACAAAAGCGACGCACCCAAAACCGATGAGCTGGAAAAGCGGGCTGAGCCTTATGCTGAGCTGACGGCACCCAACGGGGTGCTGCTGATTACGGTGGGCGTCGACGTTCAGGGGGACCGGCTGGCTCTGGTCATCATCGGCTGGGGCCGGGGTGAAGAATCGTGGCGGCTGTACTGGGGTGAGCTGTACGGTAATCCCATCGATCCGCATGACGCCGTTTGGCAGGAACTGGATCGGCTAATCGCCAAGCCGGTGGCGACAGAGGGCGGAGCGCAGCTGGTCATTTCCGCCGTGAGTATCGACAGCTCGGACGGCAACACCAGCGACGCGGTCTACGGCTACGTCCGGGACCGGCAGCGCTACAACATCATGGCAATCAAAGGTGCATCGATTGACAGCCGTGATAAGGAAATCTTTACCCGGCCGTCCCCGTCGGTTGACTCGTCCCAGGACAACACCAAAGCGTCGAAATATGGCTTGCGCGTTTACATCGTCGGAACCCACAAGGCCAAGACGCTGATCGACGGACGTCTTCGACTCACCGGCGCAGGGCCGGGGCGGATGCACTGGTACAGCGAGATCCGCTCGGACTACTACGAGCAACTCACCAATGAAGTGCTGGCCCCGCACGCGCGCAACCCCAGCAAGATGGTGTGGCAGAAGAAGGCGGGCCGCCGTAACGAAGCGCTGGACTGCGAAGTGTATGCACTGCATGCGGCCAGAAGCTTGAAGACCCATCTGTTACGCGAACATGAGTGGGATCAGCTGGAGCAACAATTGCTGCAACCCACTCTTTTCAACACCGAGCAAGCCGTCACTCCTGTGCCACGTAAAGCGAATGCTCGCGGTCGTGGCACGCGCAGCCGTGCAGGCTATTAGAGGTTCAATCATGACTGACGCACAAATGCGCCTGGAGCAAGTACGGGCGGCGATCTCTGACGTCCTCAAAAAGGGTCAGCGGCTGAAGCGAGCGGATCGCGAGATCTATCGGGCCGAGCTCGACAGTCTGCGTTTGCTGGAACAGCAATACGCCAAAGAGGTCGCGCTGGAACAAGCATCGCTGCAGGGCAGGGGGCGTAATCGCATCTCCTACATGGTGATCTGATTATGGGTTTTTTCCGCAAAGACCCTGCCGAGTTGTTGATGCGAGAGGCACTCAAGCTCGCCAAATCTGTGTCTGAAGGCTCGCCTGCCAAAGCGCAGGGTGGCGGTGGCGGGGTTGAAACCCGCTGGCGCGGTGCATCCCGTGTGCTGCGCAGTATGGCAGGCTGGATCCGGGATTGGGCAGTGCCAGGCGCGACCTGCACCACAGCGAGCGTCGCATGCTGGTAGCCCGGTCGCGTGATGCCATGCGCAACCATCTGATCGCTCGGGCGGCTATCACCCGCCTGCGCACCAATGTGGTCGGCACCGGCCTGGTCTGCCGTGCCCAGATCGATCATGTCGCGGTGGGCATCGACGAGCAGCAGGCCGAGCAACTCAATGCCCAATTGGACAGGATCTGGTCGCTGTACGCCGATGACCCCCGCGAGTGTGATGCCGAAGCCACGCTCAACCACTACCAACTGCAGGCGCTGGTGCTCATATCGGCCATGGTTTGCGGCGATGTCCTGATCGCCAGTCCTGACGATGAACGTCCCGGCTGCATTTTCAGCACCCGATTGCAGTTGATCGAATCGGATCGTGTCTGCAATCCGGACGGGGGCATGGACCGCGCAAACATGGTTGAAGGGGTGGAGTTTGACCGCTTGGGAGCACCTTTGGCGTATCACGTCTGCAACGGTTATCCCAATGAGTATTTGGCAGGGCAGAGCCTGGCATGGGAGCGCCTGCCTGCTTTCGGCGATACGACCGGCAGACGTCGGGTCATGCATGTCATGTCGGACAAGGAAAGGCCAGGCCAGAAGCGAGGCGCTCCTTATCTGGCTCCGGTGCTGGAGCCGTTGCAGAAGCTGGAGCGCTACAGCAGTGCTGAGTTGATGGCAGCGGTTATCTCGGCGATGTTCACCGTGTTCATCAAAAAGAACAACGACTTCAACGTCTCCAACTTGCCCATGTCCGCCATGGGCAACGAGGGCGCGGGCGGGGATACCACCGATGATGGTGAGCTGGCGTTGGGAGAGGGTGCCATTGTCGACTTGGGAATGGGCGAGGAGCCGGTAGTTGCCAATCCGGCTCGACCCAATGCCCAGTTCGACCCCTTCTTCACGGCGGTCGTGAAAGAGATCGGCGCGGCGCTCGAGCAACCGATGGAGGAGTTGCTACTGCATTACAGCAGCAGTTACAGCGCGGCTCGCGCTGCAATGCTCCAAGCGTGGCGGTTCTACAGCGTTCGGCGCTGGTGGCTGGCTTGTGACTTCTGTCAGCCCAGCCGCGAGTTGATCATTGATGAGGCCGTGGCGAGGGGACTGATTCACCTGCCGGGTTATTCAGATCCTGCGAAGCGTAAAGCCTACTGTCAGGGGATCTGGATCGGTCCTGCGCGCGGCGCTATCGATGAGCTCAAAGAAGCCAACGCAGCCGGTAAGCGGATCGAAATCGGGGTCAGCAACGAGACCCTCGAAACGGCCGCGATGACGGGCGAGCCCTGGCAGCAGGTCTATCGCCAGCGCGTCCGCGAGGTCGAGCAGCGACGCTCAGACAACCTGCACATGTTGCCCAAAGGCGGCGTCATCGCTGACCCACCCACACCACCCAACGAGGAATAACCATGCCCCGCGCATTGGAGCTGGCTGCATCGCAGCCTTGGCTGATGCTGCCTGACGCCCTGGATAACCTGCTGACCATTGCCGACCGCATGGGCGATCCGGGTGCGTTGGAGAGCAAAACCGGTATCCGGCTGGAGAACAGCCGCACGGTCAGCGTTCGCAACGGCGTCGCCATCATCCCGGTGGTCGGTCCGGTTTTTCGCTACGCCAATCTCTTTACCGAGATCAGTGGCGCGACCAGCACCCAGCTGCTGGCCACCGACCTGCAGTCGGCACTGGATGACCCGAACATCAAGTCCATCATCCTCAATATCGACAGCCCTGGCGGGGTGGCGGCGGGCATCAACGAGCTGGCTGACCAGATCCATGCGGGACGCGCGCGTAAGCGCATTGTGGCCTACGTCGGTGGAACGGGGGCCAGCGCTGCTTACTGGCTGGCTTCTGCAGCCAGCGAGATTGTCATCGACGAGACAGCGTTGCTCGGCAGCATCGGCGTAGTGGTGGAGGCCGTGGTCGAGGGCGAGGCCAGCAGCGGCCGCAAGCGTTACCAGATCGTCAGCCGCAACGCCCCCAACAAGCGGTTGGACATGGCCACCGAAGAGGGGCGCTCCAAGGTCGGTGAAACCGTGGACGCAATGGGCGATGTGTTTGTGGCCAAGGTCGCCCGCAACCTTGGCGTGGCATCCGACGCTGTTCCTGCAATGGGAGATTTTGGCGGCTTGCGGGTAGGTGCAGCAGCCGTTGAATCGGGTCTTGCTCACCGCCTGGGCTCACTGGAAGGACTAATTACCGAACTGGCCAAACCGGCCGCGACACAACCGAGGACATTCACTATGACCACCGTCAACTCCACCGCTCAGCTGCGCGAAGCACTGGCCGCTGGTACCGACCCAAACACCATCGAAATTGCTCAGGCCAGCCAGTCCGAACTGGAGACTGCACGTACGCAAGCCAGCACGCAGGCGGTCACCGCTGAGCGTGAGCGCATCAAGGGTATCAACGGTCTGGCCAGTAAGGGGTTCGAGACCGAAATCACGGCGGCCATTGATTCTGGGGCCTCGGTCGAGGCAACCGCCTTGCAGTTATTCAAGGCTGCCCAGGACCGTGGCATTTCGTTGAGCGCCATCAAAGCCGACAGCACCCGTGCGTCGACCTCTACACCTTCCGATGGCAACGCTCAGGGTGAGCGAAAAGCCGTAGTCGGAGCCATTGTCGCGGGCGCTTCGCGTCGCTGATCAGGAGAACATCATGAGTAATCCAACCCGTCAGACCTATGTCCCCAGTCATCTCTCTGCAGGCGCGTTCCCTGTGGTGATTGAGACCGGAATCATTGCGGCAGGCCAAAAGCTCAAGCGAGGTGCGGTCCTCGGTCAGGTGGACGCCTCGAGCGAGTACGTGCTCTGCGCCGTCGCTGCCGACAACGGCTCTCAGGCACCCAAGGCTGTGCTTGATCAAGACGTGGATACCACCGGCGGTGCTTTTCCAGCGTCGCTTCTTCTCACCGGCGAGGTGCTGGGCTCTGAGCTCATGTTGGGCGAAGGCCTGTCACTTGCCAAAGCAAAAGCAGCCCTGCGGCCGCTGTGCCTGTTCATTCGTTAACCGGAGCTTCTGATGGATATTTTTGACACCCGTACCATGCTTGAAGCCGTCGAGCAGATGCCCTCGGCGCGACGTTTTCTGCTGAACACGTTCTTCAATGGCGGCAGCCCCGTGACGTTCCCCACCAAAACGGTGGACATTGATATCGTCAAAGGCCAGCGCAAAATGGCACCGTTTGTTCATCCGCGCCTGCCCGGTAGCATTTCGCTTCGTGACGGTTACCGGACTGACTCCTACGCGCCGCCGTACATCCAGCCCAAGCGTGAAACCACCGCTGAGCTGGTCCTCAAACGCTCGGCAGGGGATAACCCTTTCTCCAGCCGGACGCCGTTGGAGCGGGCAGGCCAGATGCTGGGCAAGGATCTGCGCGATCTGGATGACGAGATCATTCGTCGCGAGGAGTGGATGTGTGCCCAGGCACTGACCACCGGCAAGGTCCGCGTGCTGGGCGACGGCGTTGATGACACCATCGATTTTCTCATGGCGAACGATCACAAGATCACGCTGGGCACCGGCCAGTGGGGCAGCGACGACTCGGACCCGATTGGCAACCTGCGCGCTTGGAAACGCAAGATCGCCAAAGACTCCGGCCGCACTGCCAACACTGCTGCGCTGAGCGGTGAGGCGCTTGATGCATTCCAGTCCAATCTGACGGTCATCAAGCAACTGAACACTCGCCGCGTTGACATGGGCCTGATCAAGCCAGAAGAGCTGCCAGACGGCGTCACCTATCTGGGCTACCTGAACGATCCGGGCGTCGATCTTTACGGTTATGACGAGTGGTATCTGGATGACGAGGGTGATGAGCAGCCCATGATTCCAGCGGGCGGCCTGATTCTGGGCGCGACGTCCACGCGTAACGCCATGCTTTACGGTGCGATTCAGGATCTGGAAGCCATCGAGAGCGGGCTGGTCGAAGCGGCACGCTTCCCCAAGAGCTGGACGACCCAGGAACCGAGCGCTCGCTGGTTGAAGCTTCAGAGCGCGGCACTCGCCGGTTTGCTGGAGCCGGACGCATTCATCTACGCCAAGGTGGTGTGAGATGGCCAAGAAGCCCGTCTATATCGTGGTGGACGGCTGCATTCAGGAGGGGCGCAACATCGTCCTCAGAGGCAGCCCATACACCCCGGCCAGCGAAGAGATGGAGGATGCGCTGGTGGCAGAGGGGCGTATTGCAATCAGCACGGACCCTCGGGCGCAAGAGGCTATCCAGTCCCAGGCAGCAAGCCGTGACGAAACCGACGGTGACTGAACATGAGCTTTCGAGAACTGGCTGAGGACATGGACGCCCAGATACTTGAATCTCTGGGCGATATCGCAACCATCGACGGACGCGATATCCAGGGTTTCCTTTCAATCCCGTGGCTGCAACCCAAGCTCGGACGCATCAACACTGGCATCAGGGAACCGCACTTCGCGATACGTGTTCATGACGCTAATGGGGTTGCGATTGGTCAGATCGTCTCCATCGACCTGCCTGAGCAGGACGGTGGCGGTCGGTATGACCTGGTCGGCCTGGAGCCAGACGGTACGGGCTGGGTGTCTCTTATCCTGAGGCTTAAGCGATGAGCGTAGGCAGCTTCTACAAGCAGTCGGCCAAGGACGGCATGATCACCTTGCAGCCATCCTCGGCCGATCTGGACGCGTTCAAGGATTTTGCGGCGGCGGTTCCCAAAGCGGCGGTAGCAGCCCAGCGTCGAGCCATCAACAAGACGCTACGTTGGTTGCGCACGCACATTGCCAGGACTGTCGGTCGGCAAGAGCGCATCGCAGTTACGGCCGTTCGGCAACGCCTTCGGGCCTACCCGGTCAGCGGTGGCACGATGCGCGGCAAGCTCTGGTTCGGTCTGGATGCCATTTCTGCCAGTCGTATCGGCCGTGCGCGGCAGAGCCGTACCGGCGTATCCGTTGCCGGTCGCCGTTATCAGGGCGCGTTCTTCAAAACGGTTTACGGCGGCAGTCCTGATATCTGGATACGCACTGCGAGCAAGCATTTCGACTCAGGCGCGTACGCCGAAACAAGGCAAGGCAAACGCCGCTCCGGCTTCATCGAAGAAAACGGCAGCCGCTTCCCGTTGGCTAAAGCCAAAGTTTCTCTGGAGGAGGCAAGGCCACACTTCGATAGCTGGGTGAAACGGGCCGATGAGCGCCTGCTGGAGATTCTCAAACAGGAATTCAATTACGAGCTGCAGAAGTACCTGAAAGGAACTGCCCGTGCCTGACCAAGCGTTCAATCTTGATTCACTGTACGAAGCCATTGAGCGACACATCAGGGCCGCGATTACCGGTCTTGAGTACGTCGGCACCATGCCGGACATGCTTCAGCAGATCCTCGTCCCGGCCGTGCTGATCGAACTGGTGGAGTTTGAGCCCGGCATTGATCAGGGCACCGGGGAAACCGCTTTGATTGCCCGGTTTGAAGCCCGAGTGATTGTTGGGTCCGAGCGCGAGCAATGCCAGCAGCAGGCAGCCTTCGCGGCCTCGCAACTGGCTGTCCTGCTGAGGTTGCAAACCTGGGGGCTTGAGGTCGAGCCCGCCGAGTTCGTGAGGGCCGCTCAAGACTGGTCACGTCCGGAGCTGGACGGTTATGCGGTCTGGGTCGTCGAGTGGACCCAAGGGATCTACCTCGGCGAGGAGGAATGGCCTTGGCCCAATGAGCCGCCTGGCACACTGGTATTTTCCTTCAGTCCGGACACCGGACGTGGCAACGAAGGTCAGTACCAGTCGCCTGAGGACATGTGATGAGTTACGCCTCGGCTGAACATGACCGCATGCTGGCCGGTGTGGTGAAGGATTGCTATGTCGTTGCGCTGGACCTGACGGCGTCACCTCCGATGTGCCGCGTTTCTGATGGTGATTGGGTCAGCGCCTGGGTTCGCTGGCACAGCGTTGCGGCCGGCAAGGCAAGGCACTGGCGGGCACCGACCCTTGGTGAGCAGGGCACGTTGCTCAGTGCCAGCGGTGACGTGTCGCAAGGCACATTCATTCCTGGGCTGTATGGCAATGCCGGTGCCCAGCCTGATAACCGCGACCATGTCGAAGTCTGGCGCTTTGACGACGGCGGCTCCCTGATCTACGACTAGCAGGCCAAGACCTACACCATCGATCTCCCCAGCGGAAAGGTGATCATCAAGGTCGGGGGCAGCTCTGCCACGATTACTGATAATGCGATCACCGCCAAGGCAGGCGCGATCACGCTGGACGGAAACGTCACGATCAGCGGAACGCTCACCGTCACCGGTGATATTCGCGGCGGTGGCCAAATCATCGACACCGGTGGCAACACCGCGAACCACAAGCACTGACCCGGCCCGCACTGCGGGCTTTTTAATGTCTGGAGATAACCAATGGCAACAGTAAAAATCGATAAGGCTTCTGGTGATCAACCAGCAGCACCAACAAGCCATGTCACACCCACGGCGATATCGGTAGCGGACGCCGTGTCTCCTCCCGCGCCCGCAGTAGCGGTGCGGATGTATCGAGACACGCTGTTCACCTCGCGCACGCTGATTCTGCCGGATGAACGCACGCTCGCCGTCGCCAAAGGGATCGTCACGGCGCAGGCCGATGACACCGTCGCGCTGGAGTATTTGCGTGCACACCCGGACCTTGAGCCGCTGGAGTAATTCATGATCGGAATGGATCGCCGTACCGGTCAGCCCGTCTCCGGCCTGGCGCACTTGCGGCAGTCCATCGAGGACATTCTGGGCACTCCCGTGGGCAGCCGCCGAATGCGCCCGGAGTACGGCAGCAAGATCCGGCGCTTTGTCGAGCTGCCTGTGAACGAGGGCTGGAAAAGCGCGGTGCAGGCCGAGGTTGCCAGATCGCTCGGACGTTGGGAGCCCCGCCTAAGACTTGAGCGTGTCAGGGTGATTGCGGTCCTGAACGGCCAAGTCACCTTGGAAGTGCAGGGGACGTATCTGGGTGACAATGCGGTGTTGGAGGTGACGGCATGAGCTTGATTGAACTGTCGGCGCTGCCCGCGCCGCAAGTCCTTGAGGACCTGGACTTTGAAGAAGAGTATCAGGGCGAGCTAGCCGCCTTTCGCGAATACATGGGCGACAACTGGAGCGCCTTGCTGGAAAGCGACCCGGTCACCAAGTTGCTCGAACTGGGGGCTTACAGGCGGCTCCAGAACAGGGCACGTGTCAACGATGCGGCGAAGTCATTGATGCTGGCATATGCCCGGAAAGCTGATCTCGATCAGTTGGCAGCCAACGTCAACCTCAAACGTCTTCAGATCCAGGCAGCAGACCCTGTTGCAGTGCCTCCCACTGCAGCTGTCATGGAAGAAGACGATGCGCTTCGGGAACGTGTCCAGCTTGCCTACGAGGGACTGACCACGGCGGGGCCACGAAACAGCTACATCCTTCACGCACGCAACGCCTCAGGTTTGGTGGCCGACGCCACTGCGGAAAGCCCATCACCGGCAGCGGTGGTGGTTACGGTACTCGCGCTGGAAGGCAGTGGTGCGGCCGATGCGGATCTGCTGGAGACGGTTCGGCTCAACCTCAGTGACGAGGACGTGCGTCCCTTAGGAGATCGCCTGACTGTTCAAAGCGCTGAGATTTTGCCTTACCGCATCAATGCCGTCGTCCACATGATGGGAAGCGGACCTGAAACGGAGGCTACTCTGGCTGAATGCAAGAACCGGCTGGGGGCCTGGGTCAATCCCAGGAGACGCTTGGGCCTTGAGGTGGCTCGATCCGGCATTGACGCGCAGCTGCACATCATCGGCGTCAGTCGGGTTGATCTTCAGGACTGGAAGGACATCCGCCCGACCAAGGCGCAGGCAGCCTGGTGTGAAGCATTCACCGTGACGCGGGGTAGTTGAGATGACCAGTCTGCTCCCCCTCAACAGTTCCCCGCTTGAGCGCGCCATTGAGGTTGCCACGGATGAAGTCACGAAGATTCCCTTGCGCACGCTGTACAACCCTCAGACCTGTCCCGCGCACTTGCTCTATCACCTGGCGTGGGCCTGGTCGGTAGACCGATGGGATGAAGCATGGTCTGAGCCGGTAAAGCGTGCAGCCATTGCCGCGTCGTTCTTCATCCATGAACGCAAGGGGACCATTGGTGCAATACGCCGAGTGGTTGAACCGCTTGGCTATCTCATTGATGTCCTGGAGTGGTGGCAGACCGTACCTGAGGGAATCCCCGGTACTTTTGCCCTCAAGGTGGGTGTGCTGGACACCGGCATCACCGAGGAGATGTATCAGGAACTGACGGCCCTGATCGATGACGCCAAGCCTGTCAGCCGTCACATGCTGGAACTGGCCATCAGCCTTGAAACGACCGGCCGTTTCTACCTCGCCGCTTCGGTCTCTGAAGGCGACGAAATCGATGTTTACCCACCTGTACCGCGAGACATTGAAGTCACGGGGCATATGGGCTTGGGTGGGCGTGAAACCACTATCGATACTCTGGATGTCTTCGCATGATCGATCAGACTTCGCAATTCTTTGCCACCCTGACGAATGTCGGTGCGGCCAAGCAGGCCAACGCCGATGCCCTCGGCGTGCCTTGGAAAATAGCTCAAATGGGGGTAGGTGATGCCAACGGTGCCGACCCGGTGCCCGATGCTTCACAGAAAAAACTGATCAACGAACGCCGCCGTGCTCCGCTCAATCAGCTCAAGGTTGATCCAGCCAACAACGCAATCATCATCGCCGAGCAGGTTATTCCGGCAGAGGTGGGCGGCTTCTGGATTCGTGAAATTGGCTTGTACGACACGGACGGGGATCTGGTGGCGGTTGCGAACTGCGCGCCGTCCTTCAAGCCTTTGCTGGCACAGGGATCTGGGCGTACACAGATCGTGCGCATTAACTTGCTGGTCAGTAATACCAGCAACGTCGAGCTGCGCATTGACCCAACGGTTGTGCTGGCCACACGTTCCTTTGTGGATCTGCGGATTCAGGAAGAGCTTTCCAGGCTCGACAATAAACAATCGGTTCGTGCTGCTACGACCGGCCCCATTGTTCTCGCTGGCATCCAGGCGGTCGATGGCGTTGCGCTCGTCGCAGGCGACCGGGTACTGGTGAAAAATCAGGCCAGCGGCAAAGACAATGGTTTGTACTCAGTCGTTGCGGGCGGTGCCTGGTTACGCGTTGTTGACGCGGATGTAAGCGTGGAGGTGACACCTAACCTGATGGTCAGCGTCGAGCAGGGTGACACGTTGTTCGACACGCTTTGGCAGTTGACGACAAATGCGCCAATTACTTTGGGTACGACTGCGCTGGCGTTCGAGCAAGTGGCAGGTCCGACTGGCGTTATACCCGGTACTTACAACCGGGTCACGGTAGACCGACGCGGCCTGGTGATGGCCGGTTTCAACCCGACCACCCTGGGCGGTTACGGTATCGCTGATGCTTACAGCAAGACGGAAATTGATGCGCGGGTGGCGGCGTTGCAGCCCAAGCTCGGGTTTGTTCCTGTGCAGCAGGGCACCGGCGCGGGCCAACTGAACAATCAGGTCAGGCTCGGCTGGTCGGGTAGCGGGCTTAAGGCGGCGGTCGATAATACTGATTTAGGCAACCTCTGGTATTCGGGCAACTTTGATCCTTCCACCAAGGCCAACGTGGGCAGCACGTTGTTTGCTTACGGCATCACCGATGCCTACACCAAGGCGGAGGTTGACCAGCGAGTGTCCGAGCGGGCTTTAAAGACAGAGGTCTATGCCAAAGCCGATGTCTACACCAAGGCTGAAACCGATGCGCGGGATTCGCAACGACCGTTGGCGGACAGCATCACGAACATTGGGCTTGCGGCCAACGATCCTGCGTCGCCCTATATGCGCCGCGCCAGTGACAACACGACGTATTTTCTTCAGACAAAGCTTGGCTTTGTTCCTGTCCAGCAAGGCACGGGTGTAGGCCAGTTAAACAACCTGATCAAGATCGGATATACGTCCGCAGGTCAGGTTAAGTTGGCGGTCGATAACACCGACTTCGGGAATCTCTGGTATTCCGGCAACTTTGATCCGTCCAAAAAGGCCAACGTCGGCAGCACGTTGTTTGCTTACGGCATTACCGATGCCTACACCAAGAATGAAACAGACGCTCGTGATATGGAGCGGCCTCTAAAAACTGAGGTTTATGCCAAGGCCGATGTTTACACAAAGGCCGAAACTGACACGCGCGTCGCGACACGGCCTGTCGCTGACTCAATCACGCATGTGGGTTTTGCAGGAGACAATACAGCTGCGCCCTACATGCGGCGCTCTGCCGACAGTGCGGTTTACTATCTGGTCAGCGACCTGAATCTCGGGGCCAAGGTTGCGGGGCAGGGGCTTACCGGCATTGGGCAATACGCATTTGCGCGAGTCATTACCGCCTACGGAAATTCAATTAACCAGGGCACTTCAGTCCCCGGCTCTAACCTTATTTTCAGTTCCACGGCTGTGGGTGATGGCACAAGTAGTAACTCCGGTGCTATCGCAATAGGTGTTTGGCGCGCCCACGGTGCTTTCAACAACACAGAGCGCACGCTCTTTCAACGAATCCAGTAGGTTCAACCATGTCCACAATATTAAGTGCCCGCAATCCATACTGGTCTTCTCAGGCCCGCACTACCATCGAATTGATGGTGGCTTTCGAGGGTCTGGTGGAAACACATGGGGAGTTGCCGTTCACGGCTTCTCCCCATGACCCTGAGCCCCACGGTGTAGAGCTTTACGAACGAGCCTTGGCGGGCGAGTTTGGTCCGGTTCAAGACACGCCGATTGAGCTGGTGCGTGTCCAGGTCATGTGCATTCGTGGTGATCGCTCTGCTGCGGCCACGGCCCGGATTGACGAGCTGATGACCGAGTACCAGACAGTGCAGGATGCCGTAGCGTTGAAAATGGCCACCGACGAGCAACTCAAGGCGCTGCCTGCCGTGGAGGCCGAACTCAATGCGCATCGTGTGTACCGCGTAAAGCTCGCCCAACTCGACACATTGCCAGGCTACCCGCTGGACTTTGAATGGCCGACGCCGCCTGCGAATCCGTTCGTGTACGAGCCGCCCGAGCCGGAAGCCCCTGCGCAGGACGTCAGCGACGACGATCAGCAAAGCACCTAACGCCCCGCACTGACGGGGCGTTTTCTGACCCGCTATTCGCATTCCACTACCAACCCCGCTGATCGGGGTTTTTTCATTTCTGGAGATCGTCTTATGAGCTTCTTTCACGGCGTGACGATGACGGCCGTCGACACGGGCGCACGCACTATTTCGCTGCCCACATCCTCGATCATCGGTCTGGTCGATACGTTTACCGAGGCTCCGGCCAACAGCGCCAAGGTCAATGACCTGGTGCTTATCACTTCCGAGCGTGAAGCCATTGCCGCCTTCGGCCCTGACTCGGCGATCACCAAAGCCTGTCAGGCGATCTACGTGCGGGCCAAGGCGGTGATCGTTGCGTGCGGCGTTGCCAAACTGGACGATGCAGCCTTGCAGACCTCCGCCATCATCGGCGGCGTGAAAGCAGATGGCTCCCGTACCGGGCTCCAGGCACTGCTCGACGGCAAGAGCCGCTTCAATGCCCAGCCGCGATTGCTGATCGCGCCCAAGCACAGCTCGATCCTGGCGGTCGGCACCGCCATGGCTGCACTGGCAGACAAACTGCGGGCGCTGCCGATCTTCGATGGCCCCAACACCACAGACGAAGCGGTCATGGCGTATGCCAAGAACTTCGGCGGCAAGCGCTCTTTCATGGTCGACCCCGGTGTCCAGTACTGGGATACAGCGGCCAGCAAGACAATAGATGCGCCGGGCTCCGCCTGGGTGGCAGGCTTGTTCGCCTGGACCGACGCGGAGTACGGCTTCTGGGCCTCGCCGTCCAACAAAGAGTTCGTAGGCATCACGGGCACCAAGCGGCCCATCGAGTTTCTGGACGGTGATGAAACTTGCCGGGCGAATCTGCTCAACAACGCGAACATCGCCACCATCATCCGCGACGACGGCTATCGCCTCTGGGGCAACCGCACGCTCAGCAGCGATCCCAAGTGGGCGTTCGTCACCCGCGTGCGCACCATGGACATCGTTATGGACGCGATTCTCTATGGGCACAAGTGGGCAGTAGACCGCTCGATCACCGCGACCTACATCAAGGACGTTACTGAGGGCCTGCAGGCGTTCATGCGTGACCTGAAAAGTCAGGGTGCGATCATCAACTTTGAAGTGTTCGCGGACACCGAGCTGAACACGGCCAGCCAACTGGAGCAGGGCAAGGTGTTCTGGAACATTCGATTCACCGACGTGCCACCTGCCGAAAACCCCAACTTCCGCGTCGAGGTCACCAATCAATGGCTGACCGAAGTGCTCGACTCTGCCGCTTAAGGAGCTGCAACGATGGCGATGATTCCCGAAACACTGAGCAACCTGAACCTGTTCGTGGACGGTGTCAGCTTCCAAGGCGACGTATCGAGCCTGACCCTGCCCAAGCTGACGCTCAAGACTGAAGAACACCGTGCCGGTGGCATGGACTTGCCGGTCGAACTCGACATGGGCATGGAAAAGCAGGAAGCCAACTTCACCACCACGGGCGTACGCCGTGAGTCCTTGAAGTTTTTCGGCCTGGCAGATGGCACTGCGTTCAACGGCGTATTCCGTGGTGCGTTCAAGGGCCTGAAAGGCAAGGTCACCCCGGTCGTGGTCACACTGCGTGGTCGGCTCAAAGAGGTCGACATGGGGGACTGGAAGCCCGGTGACAAGTCCGAGATCAAACACGCAGTCGCGCTCACTTATTACAAGTTGGAAGTGGATGGCCGTCTGATCTACGAGATCGATGCGCTAGGCATGAAACGGGTTATCGACGGTGTTGACCAGCTCGCTGCAGAACGTTCGGCCCTCGGCCTCTGATAGAAGGAAATTCCTGTGTCTCAAGCAATTACCAAACCGAGCTGGATGACTCTAACGGCCGACAGCGTTTCGGTGAAGCTGTCCAGGCCTGCCGAGGTCAACAGCGTTCAGGTGGACACCATCACCATGCGCGCACCTACTGTGCGCGATGTGCGCACCGCCCAGGCAGCTGCCAACGGCGACGACGAACAACGCGAGCTGAACCTGTTTGCATCCCTGGCCGAGATGGGCGTCCGCGATCTTGAAGGGCTGTCCCTCAAGGACTACAGCCGCCTGCAGGCCGGTTATTTTCGCCTGGTGCAAGACGACGAGCTTTGAACCTGCATTGCAGAGGCTCGCGGCGAAGCGGCTCGCAAAAGAGCTGGGTTTTTCGTCGGCGGAAATCATGTCCATGTCTTTCTCGGACATGATCTGGTGGCTCACGGACTGAGCCCATCCCAACATCAGAGGTGAGTGATGGCGAACAATCTGGCACTGGGCCTGGTGATTGGCGGCGCTGTCAGCCCGACTGTGGGTGCGGCATTCAACACCGTTGAAAACCGCATCAAGAAGCTGGAGCAGCGCGGCAATCAGGCCAAGGTGCTGAGAAACACGATTGGCGAAACCATGCGCCTGCGTGGCGAGTGGAAGAAAGCGCACGACAGTGGTGCTGCCTCGGCCTCTGGTTTGCTGCGCAAGCTTGAGAACAACCTCGACACCTTGCGAAAACAGGGGGTTCAGGTTGGAAAGCTCAGGCAGGAATATCAGTCCCTTGACCGTGTGGCCAGAAGCATGGACCTCAAGGTCAAGGGGCACCAACAGATCGAGCAGGGCAAGGCCGGACTCAAGTCAGGTATCGGCACCGCCGTCGCTGGTGTTGGCGCATTGGCCGTGCCGACCAAGATCAGTGCCGACTATCAGGCGATCATCCGGGATATCGCGATCAAGGCGGGTGTGGCCAATAAACCGCAGGAAGCGGAGCTAACCACCTCCGTGATCAAGACCTCCCAAGACACGGGCATGGCACGCAACGATGTGGCTGACCTGGTCAACAAGCTGGTCGGTGCGGGCATGAGCCTGGACAAGGCGCTGTCCTACGCCCCGGTGGCGGCGAAGTTTGCGGTCGGGCAGGGGGCCAGTGGCACCGATACGGCCAACATGATTCAGGCACTGCAACAGAACGCCAAAATCACCGACCCGAAAATGATGGAAAAAGCCCTTGAGGCAGTCGCCATGCAGGGCCAGGCGGGTAGTTTTGAAGCCAGTGACATGGCGAAGTGGTTTCCGCAACTGCTTGCGGGCATGGGCAAGCTCGGTGTGACCGGCATGGACTCGGTGAGCCAGCTCGGCGCGATGCTGCAGGTGCAGATGAAAACAGCCGGCGGCTCGGATGAAGCGGCCAACAACCTGAAAAACTGGATGGAGAAGATCGGCTCCACCGACGTGGTGAAGTCGTACAAGGACGTCGGTATCGATTATCAGGGCTCGCTGAACACGGGCATCCAAAAGGGCATGTCGACGCTTGAGTCCAGCTTTGCACTGGCTCAGCACTACATCGAAAAGACTGACCCTGAAAAAGCCAAAAAAATGAAGCAGGCCACGGCCAAGATCAGCAAGGAAGCTGATCCGAAAAAAGCGAAGGAAATGCTGGATTCGCTGGAGCAAGCACTGCGTACCGGCGATCTGTTCGCCGACATGCAGGTGAAGGCCGCGCTGACGGCTTACTCGCAGAACCGTGGCATGTACGAACAACTGAAAAAGGACGCTCAGAACGCTTCAGGGATTCTCGACAAGAACCTGGCCGAGCGTCGTGGTACATCGTCGCAGATCTGGGCCGAGACGTTCCAGGCGGTCAACGACTCGATGCGCAGCATTGGTGACGCGATCCGACCTGTCACCGACGCCGTTGCGAAAGGGATCACAGCAACGGCCAAGGAATTTACAGCGCTCTCCGATACTTCCAAACCGGTAGTGCTGGCCATCGCCTCAATCGGTGGCGGGTTGCTGGCACTGAAGTCCGCTGCCGGGGTGTTCAAAATCGGCAAAGGGCTGCTCAACATTGGGCGTGGATCCCTGACTGGTGATCCAAACAAGGTGCAGAAAGTATATGTCACCAACTCAGGCGGCAAAGACGATAAGCCCGAAGGGAAGGTAGGCGCGGTCAAAGGCTTGCTGGAGACCGGTCTCAAAGCATTCAAAGGCAAGGACAAAACAAAGGGCAAGGACAAGGCTGGTGGAGATGGCAAGGACGATGCTGATGACGACGCAGACGAAAGCGGCAAGACCGGCTTTGATCCGGTCGACACCGGCCTGAAGATCCTCGATCTGTTCGATGAGGGTGGGAATGACGCGGACAGTTCCAAGGGCGGCAGCAGCTCTGAGCCGCAGAAGGTCTTTGTGGTCAACGCCAGTGCGTTCGGTGGCGGTTCGGATGCACCGGGTGATCAACGTCGGTCACGCCGCAGCCGTCGTCGCGGTGCTGCTGGCGGTGCCGGTGGTCGACGCGCAGGACCTCCGCGCCCGCCGATGCCGCCAGCTCCTCCCGTACCAGCAGGCCGACTGGCGCGGCTGGCGGGTGCCGCAGGAAAGCTGGGCAGTGTGGCCAAGGTGGTCCCCGGCGCGAAGTTTCTGGATGCGGGCATGCTCGCTCTGGACACGTACCAAAACGCCGAGACCCAAGACGAGAAAGCAGAAGGCTACGGCGGCGCTGCGGGTGGGCTGGCCGGCGCATTGGCAGGCGGTGCTGCAGGTGCCGCGATTGGCTCTATCGTGCCGGTGATCGGTACGGCCATTGGTGGCGCGGTCGGTGCCTTTCTTGGCGGCATGGGCGGGCAGGATATCGGTGGCTTTCTGGGCAAAGCGCTGTTTGGCTCAGATGAAAAAACCGAGGCCGTCGCTGACAAGGGCGGTGATGCCAAACCTTCTGCCGCACCTGGCGATGTGGTTAAAGCGATGGCGGCAGTCGCACCCGCCCCTCTGGCATTGCCCGCAGTCGTCAAAGCTGCCGAGCAGAGCAAGCCTGCACCCACCAAGGTCGACCAGCAATTCACCTTCTCGCCGAATATGCCCGTCAACGTACAAGGTGATGTAAAGGACCCGGCACAGCTGGCGCGGGACATTGCACCGTTTCTGCAGCGCCAATTTGAAGAGTTCAGTCGGCAGGCGGCTGCCCGCCAACTGTTTGATGCCCCGCACGTAGGTTGAGGAAAGGTTATGGCTTATGCAGAACAACTGCAGTCATCGTTGAAATACCTGATTGCAGCGGGAGAGGTGGGACGCCGTAGTCTGGATGACATGCTCGGTCCCTTGAATGGCGCCATTGGCGATATGACAGGGGCCGCGTCGGAGCTGGAGAACATCCCGTTCATTGGCCCGGCCATCGGGGAAAAACTACAACGCACCATGCGGGGCATCAGTGTCGCGCAGACAAAGGTTGGGCAGGTGGCGGCGATGTACGGGCAGGCAACCAGTGCAGCATCGCAAGTGCAGGAGCGTATGGGGGCACTACAAGAACAGGCGTCCAAGGCCGGAGCCGCGATCAATCGGGTGGCGGGAAGCGTCAGTCCGGCGCTGGGCAACATCGTACCGACGGGCAGCTTTGCAACCCAGATGACCCCGGCCCCCGAGGCCGTGAAACCGTTTCCGCATCTGCTGATTATTCAGCCGCTCAAGCCTGAGGCGCAGCCGTACTACTTCAACCTGGACACGGCGGCCTTCGATGAGCTTCGCAGGCAGACCGCGTTCCGCTGGGCTGGGCAAGAGCGCTTGACGCGCAGCATTGCGCAACAGGCGGTTGGCCTCGGTGACGACAAGCTGAGTTTGAAGGGGGCCATTTTTCCCGGCTTCAAGGGCGGCCTCAAGCAACTGGATACGTTGCGTAGCATGGGCCGCAACTTGCAGCCGCTGAGCCTGACCACCGGTTACGGCGAGGTGCTGGGCAACTGGTGTCTGCTCAGTGTGGATGAAGAACAGAGCAACCTGCTGGCCGGGGGTATTCCTCGCAAGCAGGGCTTTTCACTGGAGTTTTTGAGCTATGGCGACGATCTGCAGAACGTCTGATGGAGATCTGCTGGATACCATCTGCCAGCAGTATTACGGGCATCTGAGCGGTAGCGTTGAGGCCGTGCTGGATGCCAATCAAGGTTTGGCCGACGAGCCCCAGCCGTATCGAGCGGGTGTGCAGATCCTGTTGCCTGATCTGCTCACCCAGACCGAGGAAGTGATACAGCTCTGGGGCTAGCTGGCAGCCGGTTCACATCCAACTTTTATCAACACTCGGCGGCGGATTCTAGTGACTCTGCCGTGCCTTGCTATGGCCATTAAGAAGGTCTCATGAAACCGGTATTCCGAATCGTTGCGGACAGCAAAGACATTACGGCGTTGATCAATGATCGTTTGTTGCTGCTGCGCACAAGCGACAAGCCTGGCATGGAGTCAGATGAGTTTGAGCTGCGCATCGACGACAGGGATCGGGCCGTTTCACTGCCTGCGCGTGGTGCAGACATTGAGATATACCTCGGTTACGAAGGGCATCGGCTGACCCGACTGGGCCTTTACACCGTTGATGACATCGAAGCGTCCGGTCCTCCCGATACCCTAGTCATTCGCGGCAAGGCCAGCGATATGCGCGGCAGCGGTCGGACCACACGCTCCGGCAGTTGGGAGAACGTCACTCTGCAGCAGATCGTCAGCGACGTTGCAGCACGTAATGGCTGGAAGCCCGCGTGTACCGTCATGACAAAAGTGCCTCGTGTCGATCAGCTCGACGAGTCGGATTACAACTTCATCACCCGGGTGGCCAAGAAGTATGACTGCACTGCGAAGATCGCAGACGGCAAGCTGCTGGTGCTGCCTCGCCAGGACGGATTGAGCGCGAGCGGTAAAGCGCTGGGTGTCATAACTATCCGTCGTCATGAAGTGGCGCGGTGGCAGTTTCGTCTCAGCGACAAGACCACACAGAAAGCCGTCCAGGCCAAGCATCTGGACAAGAAGACGGGGAAGCTGCAGGTAGTTGAGTTGAGCAACGACCAATCCCCTAACGGCCTCCCGCCCGTTCATACCGACCGCCATATCCATCCCAACAAGTCCGCTGCTGAGCAGGCAGCTAAGGCGCGCCTCGCGGCATTCAATCGCAGTACCGCAGGTGTTCGGCTGGAAATGGCGGGGCGCACCGATCTGTTCGCCGAGCGAATGATCAATGCACTGGACTTCAAAGTCGGCCTTGATGGCGAGTACCTGGTTGACTCGGTTGAACAGGTCTTTACCCAGTCTGGCTGGACCACTGCCATCGAATGCAATGGCGGGAAGTCCGGTAAGGCCAAGGCGAAAGGCAAGAAAAAGAAAGAGAAGAAACCGGTCAAGGTCGTACAGCTTTAACCCACTAGCCCAACATCTACTCATCAGGAGAACCACGCATGTCGATTACCACGCAGCAGTTGCTGCAGATCCTCCCCAACGCCAGCTCCCGCGCTGGCGTTTTTGTTCCTGTCCTAAACGTTGCGATGAGCAAGTACGCCATCGTCACCAAATTGCGCATAGCTGCATTTCTGGCGCAGGTAGGGCACGAGTCCGGCCAGCTCCGGTACGTGCGCGAGCTGGGCAGCGATCAATATCTCGACAAGTACGACACCGGGCGGCTGGCTGAACGCCTTGGTAACACGCCAGAGGACGATGACGATGGTCAGTTGTACCGTGGCAGGGGGCTTATTCAGGTTACCGGGCGAGACAACTACACCGCGTGCGCAGAGGCGTTAGGGCTGGATCTGCTGGAACATCCCGAACTCTTGGAGCGCCCAGAGCATGCAGCCATGTCGGCATGTTGGTTCTGGCACCGTGCGGGGCTCAATGCTTTGGCGGATAAAGGGGACTTCCTGACGATCACCAAACGTATCAATGGCGGCACCAATGGTCAGGCAGATCGGCAAATGCTCTACGAGCGTGCATTGAAGGTTTTGCCCTGATCGAGCGATGGGCCGTTCAGCCCTGAGCGGAAAGAGTCACTGCAGCAAATTGAAAAAGAGCGACCAGCCGAGGTGCGTCAACATCGCGACTGGTCACTGTTCCCGCAGATTACCCCTGCAAGTCCAGCCAAGGCTCTCGCTTCGTGCACAAAGCGGAGCGAGCCTAGCACCTGTCTATATATACAGTAAAGGTCTTGCTTTCTATGTCCACACCCATCATCCCTTGGATGGGCGGCAAACGCCGCCTGGCCGACCGCCTCATCCCACTTTTCCCGCCCCACGAATGCTACGTCGAAGTGTTCGCTGGCGGTGCGGCCCTCTACTTCATGCGCCCCCAGGCAGCACCGGTTGAGGTCTTGAACGACATCAACGGAGATCTGGTCACACTGTATCGCGTCGTCCAAAACCACCTTGAAGAATTCGTCCGCCAGTTCAAATGGGCGCTCAGCTCGCGCCAGGTATTTGAGTGGCAGAAAATGACCCGTCCCGAAACCCTCACCGACATCCAGCGCGCCGCCCGGTTCTTCTACCTGCAGCACCACGCCTTTGCGGGGAAGGTGAGTGGCCAGACGTTCGGCACTGCCACGACCGGCCCGGCCATCAACCTGTTGCGGATCGAGGAAAACCTTTCTGCAGCGTGGCAGCGTTTGTCGGGCACCTATGTGGAGAACCTGCCGTGGCTTGAGTGCGCCGAGCGTTACGACCGGCCCCATACCTTCCATTACATGGACCCGCCGTACTGGCAGACGGCTGGGTATGGTGTGGATTTCCCATTCCAGAATTATGAGCGGATGGCTGAATTCATGCGGACTTGCAAAGGCAAAGTGATGGTCAGCATCAATGACCATCCTGATATACGGCGTGTATTTGAGGGCTTCCACTTTGAAACGGTGGACATTCGCTACAGCACAGCAAACCAGCGAAAGGGAGGGGCTGATGTCAGCGGTGAGTTGGTAATCATGAATTGGGAACCTAATGTACCGTCTCAAAATTAAC